GTGAGACCCTGCATACCAAGATTTTTTAAGGAGTTTGTAATGCTTGAGCCAAAACCTGTTGACGTAGAGCCAAGAGCATTGCCGATAGTCCCTGTCGGGGCAACCTTGCTCAACATTCCCGTGCCGCCTGCGGCCTTGTTCATGATGCCTGCGCCGAAGCCAGAGCCAAGGCCAGATAGCAACGCTGTTGTATCGTTCGCCCCTGCCGCTTTTGCGGTAAGTGCGTTCGTTGCACCAATAACGTATGGGTTTCCGCCTGACAGTGCGGCGGCACCTACGTTGATAAGGGTACGACCTATCGGGTTTGAAGCGACTTTCTTAACTGTTTTCTTGACAGCTTTTGCAATCTTTTTGAGGAAGTACTGTTCTTCACCAGTTACTGGATTTATTTTTACCTTGGCAGAACCAGATGTAAATTCGTCTGGGTCTATCCCCTCCATAAACAATCCAGCGCGGAAGGCGTTGTACAGTTCGGGGTTCATTCCCTGCAACTCTGCGGGAACAACCAAGTCTCCGGGCTGTGTCCTCGCCATCTGCGTATCCTTCTTTGCAGACTGGAAGTCAAAATCCATTATGTCATCGCCGTCAATTAAATTGTTCATAGTACTGTCCTTAAATTGTCTGCGCTTTCGTATCTCCTCAAACGCTTTGCGTTCCTCTTCGATAAGCTGTGCTTGTGTTTTTCTGTCTGGGTCGGTGCTGAGAACGTCAAATCCGAGACCTCCGAGACCGGGAGGCATGAGAGGTATTTCATCATCATGTGCTGGTTTGCCCATGACATTCTCGTTGTACCACCGCATGAAATTTGAGACAGGCCCGTAATCATCAAGTGCTTCCCTAATCCCATAACTCTCCTCAATCCGGGGTTGTCCAGATAAAGTTGTGTTCTTACGTTCGTTTGGCATCGTGTCATACCTATACCGACAATGTTGCCGCCGCTACGCCAAGCTCAAGACCCTGTGCAGAGGAAGCGTTTGTTACAACAACCTCTAGTCGGCGACCTGAAGTGTTACCATCAATCTCAATAATCTGGCTGAAGCTCTGTGACTGGTTGGTTGTTGTCGCGTTTAGGGTTGTACCCGAAATAGCTGTGCCATCCAAAGATAGTTGGATGGTGCATGTACCAGCAGATAGCTGGTAGTTGATGCCGTCAATACGAAGTTTCTGTTTGAACACACGAGTAATAAAATATGTTTTGTTTGTTACTGTGTTGTTTGTATCTTCCCAAAGGTTCTTGAATGGGATTGTGGTTGTAGCAAAGATGTCTGGCAACTGTGCCACAGGTATCTTTGAGCTACTGTCCAAACTGGCGACACCGTTCTGTGCGCCCATGAATGTTTTCGGAACCAGCGATGTGAAGTCCAAGTCCCCGTATTCAAGCGCAGTACCTGTGCCGTTCACACGAACGTACTGGTTTGCGTTTGATTGTATGAAGGTGGGCAATGAGCTTTCTGGGGAGGTCTCAAGCCACTGTGTACCGTCATAGAACTTCAGGATTGCTGGCACCTGTGAAATATCCAACCATAAATCGCCAGTTACTGGTGATGTCGGGGACGAGTTGGATGACGCAAGGTTTGCCTTTCCCGCAAGAGAGGTAGCGAGATTGGAAACCTTGGTCTGGGGAATTTCGTCATTAGCTACGGCAAGTTTTGCGTACCTAATGAACCCGCTTGTGTCTGTGTATTCGTCTTCAAACATTAGGCCAGCAACCGTCTTCAATGATTGGTTTTCAACCGTGATGACAGAAACCTTGTCGCCTACTATGAGTGTGCTTGTAAATGTAATGGTAGCGGTAGCAGGGTTGGTAAGATAATCGTCATTACCGCCCTCTTCTTGCAAAATACCGTTCTTGTAAACCAACAGCTTTTCGTTTGCTGTGTGGATAAATGTAACGCTCGTCTTGGCCTGTGCAATCGTCTCGTCAAGTCTACGGAAGTTTGTCACAGCCTGTGAACGTATTGAGTAAATTGTAATCTTGTCTGCCAACTGCACTGAAGCAAGGGTTACAGTATTTTGCGTGCTGTCTTTTGAGTATTCGCTAGAAGGAGCGGCCTCTGTCTGCAACAGACCGTTCTTGTAAACAACAATGTCATCAGTTGTTGGGTCAAATGTGTATGAAATTACATTCGCGTTTGCCGCAATAGCACCCAATGTACATGTGGCTGTAGCTGTGGTGCCAGTTGTAGGGGGTGTAAACGTCATTGTCGGTGGGGTTAGATACCCTGAACCGGGGCTTGTTAGTGTAATAGCATCAACAACGCCATTGGCATCTATCGTACATGTGGCGGCAGGGTTTACGCCATTGATAGGGTCTCCGTCTGGATTGCTAAATGATATTGTCGGCGCGGATGTGTATCCTGTGCCTCCACCTGTGATTGTGAAACTGCCACCGAGAAGGCCAGTTGAGACAACGCTGTCCTGACGGTTAAAGAATAATGGCCCCTCAACGGTTCCAGTATTCGCACCAGATGGGCCGCGAAGGTCAGATATTTGTACGAGAGTAATCCATCCTTCGTCATCGTTTGCGTACTCGCCAATCCTGTACTGTAAGCCTGTTTGGTTGTCTACGCGAAACTCAACGGGGCCACGGAAGTCTCCGCTTTCGTTGAATAACACTTTCAACAGTTCTCCAACAGTCTTGTTTCCAAGCTCTGCCGCGTTTAAGTAACGGATAACATTCTCGAAATCCGTGTGTATATTACCCGAATTTACATAATTCTGTGGGTGTTGTTGTCTCAGTCGCGCCATTTTATCCCTGCCTTACAGTTACAGCGAAGCCGATAATCTTCAAAAGCCCCTTGCCCCGCGTGGTAAATCTAAACTGAACACCACGATAACGGTGTTCAAACTTTCTCTCGTATTGTCTATTTAACGGCACATCAGGGAATTTGTCGTCCGCCCCTCCGTCTTGAATTAAAAATTGCAGTGCAGACAGGTATCTGCCCCTCTCATCGAAGGCTTCAACCTGTAGCTCACCCTTGCCAGTGGCCTGCAATATAAAACTATAGCTTTCTTTTGTATCGTTAATAGACCCTTGCCAAAGTATGGGTGTAGTAACCTTCATCTCTGGGCTAAACTCTTCTATGTCCTCAATCTCGGAACGCTCCCATATTCCTCCGGGAGTTCCCAACAAAGTGTTTTCTCCTAGCTTTCTTCCGCATGTGGCGTTGAGAAACGTGCCAGAAGACCACTTGCTTTCCCCGCCCTGCATTGGGTTGAGCGTTATTGTCAGGCGTTTGCATAGCAAGTCTGATATTGGAAAGAATATATGATACTGGCCTTCGTCTTGGTCGTAGAAGGCGTTTATCTGTTCCTTGTCTTTTACCAAGGCCAGATACTCTCTGTACACAAGGTCAATCTTGTTTGACATGGGTATCGAGAATATTGTGATGCCGTTTGTATCTGAGCGTCTTAAAGAGTGTACGCCCTCACGAGAACAGAACATCAAGTCTGCGCCTGCTGTTGCTATCGTGTTGTGGCTAATCGTTCCTACTTTGATGTTGGCCTTATCGTCAATCGCCCATTGCGTAAGGTCTGGGCTTATCTGGTACACAAGTGTTTGGTCGTTTGTGAACACAGCAAGACGATTGTTTTCAAACACACCAAGCCCTTTGATTTCATCAGCCGTACCGATGATGTTTCCAATGTCGATGTCTGCGGCTTTCAAAACATCTGTAGAGCCGGGGTCTTCATCATCTGGGAAAACAAGCTGGTCAACTCTGCTTAATTCAATAACAGTTCTTTTTGCTGGCGCTCCAGAAACAGCAAGACGGCGTTGTATTGAAACGCCAAACGCTGGTCTTGGGTCTGAGCCTGCCTCTACCTTTTTCCAGCTTAGGCCATCGTATTTGTACGGTGTGTGGTCTCTGGCAAAAAATATAGCGTTATTGTTGAATATTGTAGATGTGACGATAGAAGATGCTGGATACGCACCCTCCACATAGTGTGTTCTTGTTCTTACATCTGTTCCCATCTTTGCGGTAACTACCGCTGTTGTGCCGCTTGTTGGCGGGTCAATGGTAACTGTGGGGTCTGTGTCGTAACCATTGCCCTGTGATGTGATTGTTATTTCTGTTAGTTCGCCGTTGGCATCAATAACTGCCGTACCTGTGGCGGTTGATGGTGTAACGCCATCTGCCGTTGGGTCAGAGAATGTTACTGCCGGAGGATTTGCTTGGTCATACCCGCTACCCCTGTTCTCGATTGTCAGGAATATGGTGTTGGAGTTTATGTTTTCATTTACAATCTTGCTACGCTCTGACTGCAAGGCGATGCCAGAGCCTTCTTTCTGCGCCCAAACAGCAAGGTTTCTGCCAAAGAAATTTAGGTGCTTGATTAACTTATCACCCTCTGTTCTTTGTGCGGCACCCGCCTCGCGAACGATTGTACCCCTCCAATCGGAGAAGCCGTTCTCGATTTCTACCATGTGCTGTTTCTGGCCTGTATCCAAGGCAGAGATGTCCCGTGACGCATCAATGCCCTGAAAATCTTCATAAGGATAAACCTTTACCCTTACGCCAGACGGTGAGTACGTTGTTGACATTAGTTACCTCTAACAGTGTCGTATGACTTTACCCCTGTCGCCCTGTTGCCAGCACCTCTGTCCCAAGGTGACATTTCTATCTTTGCGTTGCCAAACTTACGGTTGTACAAGACACGGTTCATGCCCTTGAAATACATAGGGCCGTAAGCCTCAACCTTTGAAGATTGTTGCTGTACAGCGTAGTGGTACAACAAACCTTGAACCATGATGCTGTCAGGGATGTTTCTGATTTCTGTAGAATGGGTGTAGTAATCCATTTCTATGTTGTCCCAATATGGATGAGAACGTAAATCCTCGATTACCATGTTGGCAAACTCCACAAACATCATCATTACCTCGCCATCAACTGTGCCGGGGTGCATGTCTCCATACCTACGAAGAGCCTGAAACACCAAGCTCTCAAGGTTTGCATGCGGGGAGTTTAGGTGCGGCGTAGATGGAGAGTGTCTATTTCTGTCTTCTACATTAGCATCCAACCACTCAATGGTGTTTGTTGTTGCTTGGTCAGCCTTTTCTTTTGTGACCGTATCTCTGGGATGCACTGGGCCTACATGGACTTTCCCGTCCGCCATTTCATGCGTTGGTTCTCCAGTAGGCTTTGGCATATCCTTGTTGGAAACACTTCTGGAAGCGTTGCCTGTTGTTGTGCCAGTTGAGCTAGATGATGAGCTTGAAGACGAACTAGAAGATGATGATGAATGATATGACATACTACTCTCCTAAAATTATGCGTTTCTCTATCACAAAGAAGTGGGCCATCATTCTGTCTTTCAGGTCATGCGGTATGCGCCAGCAGAGGTATTCATGGTCGTCATCCCATGTACCCTTAAACTTTTGGCCAGCAAGCTGTATATCGAACGGCACCATTTCTGGATTTGCGGAGATGAAATACAAGTAGTCTTGGTCAAACTTCTTTTTCTTCTCGCTTTCTTTTTGTCTTGACGCGGCTTCTTTCGCACGGCTGTCCTTGCGGTTGACCGTAACCTTTTTCTTTTCGGTGTTTATGTTCTCTTCAGACATTAAATTCTCCTGATATAAAAAGAGCCGAGGACTTGCCTCGGCTCTAGTATCCGCTTTTTTACGGTACTTTGTCGTCCTTTAGGACACTGCGTTCCAGTTCTTGATAACGTGGTGTACTTTGGAATGTGTCATTTCGAGACCACACTCTGTCATGTACATGTGCTTCACGCCATCGAAGTCGTTGTTCTGGATGTCGCGTACCAGTGAGGTGTCACGACCTTCGAGATAACGATACTTCAGATGTGGCATATCAAGAATGACACACTGCTTTTCCAAGCCAGCTACTTGACGGAACATTGGGTGCATGTACACAAGCAAGTCACCAGCAAATGTGGTGTATCTTGTGAATGACACGCCGTATGCGTTGTCAATCTGGGTTGGTTGCCAACGGTTTTTACCGATTTCCATCAGGTTTGCAATACAACGTGGGCCAGCGAACATAACTTTTTCGTTGGAACCGAACGCAAAAATTGTTTCGACAAGAAGTCTGTCGAACTCTTTTTCCGTAATAGTGTTTGCTGTAGCAAACGCTGAAGCCGCATCAGATACATTAGTGATGCTTGCAAGCAAGCCACCAGTGTAGCGAGTTGGAGTAGCGGTTGTGCCGTTGATTTCGTCTCTACGACCAAAGAACATTGCTCGCTCAATATCACCCATGTGAAGTTTTAGGGCTTTGGTGAGTTGCTCTTGCTCTTTGTCACCAGTCCGTAGATAGGTGTTTTGCAGAGTTCCACTAACTGAAATGCTCGTCTTGAAGATTTGAGTATAGTTAAAGTCAGTGGTTGGGTCGAAGCTGATTGGGTCAGGGCTAGTGCCACCTTCTTGGTCAGCATGACCAGCAATAACCAGTTCAGCACCAGAGGCAATAGCCTGACCAGTGTTGGATTGGCCAATACCACGGTCAACAGTAAGTGTGTTGGTTGTAGTATTGTTAGCAGTTACACGCATAACTTCCCCAGTTGACGGTACATAAACTAATGTACCAGCGACAATAAACGCCTCATCATCGTCATTGGTATAACCAACAGATGTTGCTGAGTTTGTAATCGCACCAGAGGTTACGAGTGTACGGTCTGGAAGCTCATCACGGAAGTGATTGTACTTCGGGTCGTCTGTGCTCTCCGAGCCAGTCATGGCCAAGAGGGCTTGCAACGGTGCAGTACCGTTTGGTTCTAGGAGCGTGAAAAGCTCCCGATAATTGGTGGGGCGGAACTCAGTAGTAAACTGACCAGTCCCACGCAGTCCTTGAATTGCAGTCATAATAATTCTCCCGACTAACAAAGGTTACATGTTTAGGTTAGTAGACTATCTCTCCGCTTATCGACTATCAGCGATTACGCCGAGGTGTTCGTCTTGTGACATAAAAATGAGGCCGTAGCATCTGCCACAGCCTCATTGTAACTATATAAAAATGTGGTTGTCGTCCCTGTTACATCATGTTTCTTTTCTGCATGGCCTGTTCGGCTACAGAATTTATGAATGTTTCGTCTGCACTTGGTGCCGCCTGCTCCCCTCCAGCCGCTGGTGTAGCACCAACTTGGCCAGTGTAGGCCTGCCTGCGAGCCGCCATTTGCCTTAGACGCTCCATCTCTGGGCCATTTTTGTTGTTAGAGAAGTCAGCCATAACCATGTCTGTAAGATTGGGGTCGATAAAATCTTCTATGGTATATCCGCGCTCAAACGCAAAGTTGAAGAAGTCCTGTTCGTCTGCATCAGGAAGTTGATACTTTTGCTGTGCCACGTTTAGGTTGTTTGCGGCTTGCTGTCTTGCGGCCATGTTTTGTTGCATGGCGGCATCTCGTACTTGCTCTGCCGCTTGAACATTCATGTTCCCAGCTTGTCCAGCTATTTGCCCAAGCATCTCTCTAATCTGTGCGTTTTCTTGTTGCAACTGGCTCATTTGCCTAGCCGCATCTTTGTACATAGGTGGTAGAGAAACGGCGTTTTCGTCTTCCCAAGCGGCCATTTGCCTTTCAAGGTCATCCATAGGGATGCCCATCCTATCTGGCGTTGGGTCTACTTGCCCGCCCATTTGAGGGTTCGAGACGAACGCCTGCGATGCCGCACGAAGGAATTGTGCGATTTCGTCACCGTTTACCTCTTGTCCTTGCGCCTGTAGGTTGCCAGCGATTTCGTTGATGAAATCCATAGGTGCCGACATAGGTGCGTATTGGGTTTGGTGCTTGTAGTTCAGGTCTTTGTAACGCTTCATAGTCTCACGGACTTGAGTATCCGACATGGTGCGTACATCACCATCGCCAAAATCCACCGTAATGTATGATGCTTCTGCTTGCTTATCACCCTCAGTTTTGGGGGAGATAGCCGCCGCCGCCTGTTCCTGTTCGGTTGGGGCTGGCGTTTTTTGGTCTGCGCCCGGTGTCGGTGGTTGTTGAGCCGCCTCTGCTTGAGCCGCCTCTTGCGCCACTTCCTGTTGGACTTGTTGGGTTGTTGCTTCGCCGAGCTTCTGAGCCGCGATTTGTTCTACTAGGTCATTCATATCTTTTTCTCCTGTCAGCCGTAGCGGACTGTTTGCGCAAGCCGTAGCATGCTATTTAGTTTTAGTATTGTTGTACACTTCCTCGGCTTGTAGCACTTCCATTGCCACATCGTTTTCTAGCTTTGAGGCTAGTACGGTCGGTACATCAATGAGTTTTCGAGCGGCCCACATGGCCCCTCGCCTGAAATGCAGTTCCTCCAAGCTCATCTGTGGAGTTTCTGCCAATTTGTTTGCGGCTGTCATTATTTCGTCTTGCATAATTTCTTTAATAAACAACCAGCCATCGTGTTTCTGTACGTCTTGCACCAATTCTAGTGCTTTTTTATTACTTACTTGTGAAAGTTTTGCCATGTTCCCATCGCTATCAATCCGAGGATAAACAAAATTAACCACTGTACAAATGTTCTTGTAGCAGTTCTTTTGATACCACGCCACCCATCTACTAAAACTCGTAGGTCACGAATATCGTTACCAGCCTCCTCGTCATGCAACCCAACCTTGCACAATGCTTCTTTCGCCCCACGCTCCGCCGCCCTAGAAAGCAAAGTTTCTAGTTCGTCTGTAGAGAGTGATGTAAAAGTTTCCTTTGCCATTCCAGCCTCTAAAACAGAATTGGTTTTGGTGAATACGCCGCTTCGCTGTCATCGTCAGCACTCTGCG